CCGTGTTGGTTGTCTGGCACGATACAACCATCTCGCTTTCAACAATCGTGCAATTCGTCACTTTTACTGTTATCATTTTGCCTCGTTTCTATACCCTATGCCGCCCCAGCCGATGCCGAGGCAATTTCTAACGATAAATAAATATTAGCCATATTTCACCTCTACTTTTTTGCATATAAAAGTTTCATTTTAAGAATAGATACAATATCTTGTACCCATTAGTTTATTTACAATTTGATAAACCCCTGGTATAGTGAGGGATTCTTTTCCAAAGTTTTTCGCTATATTCATAGAGCCCTCATTTTCTTTTAGGTAGAATAGAAATATTTTTTGATACTTCTATTCTACCATTAAATTGTGTTTATATAACCTAAGATAACGTAATATCTATGCTCCCCGCGGAAAAACGAAAAGTATCACCGGAGTATACTGTTTTACTAGCGGTTAGCGTTTTAAAGAAATACATATCACCAGCAGCGTTGGCTGACCTTATCGACATGCCTACCACTGTTCCCCAATTTGCGCTTGCAACAGGGAATGTTTCGATATTAGTATTGGCAGTATATCCACCAGTAGCATGTGGAGCATCCCAATCAGTAGCACCAAAGCACTTCACGCGGGCGTATGAGCCACCGGTAACTTCAACCCCACCTGAATCAGCAGAGTTTGGTAGAGTAGTGTATAATGCTAAGTAGGCATCCGCAGGCTGAGTAAAAGTTGCCCCATCAAGAATGTGGTCAAGCATTTCATTGGCAAGAAAATCTGAAATATCTCCGCCTAGCGAAATATCCAATGCGCCTGCTGCAATCGAGAGAGTATCTCCCGTATCAACCTGTAAGTTGGAACTGAATGAGCCATAGAACAAGAGGTTGCCACCGCTAGATGCATCAAAAATACCGACGCTAGTAACAAGTCCCCAAACCGCTGTTGCAGTCGGGAAAGTAATAACGCTAGTATTAGATGTTGTGCGGCTTGCGGCAGCGTCAAACGCGCCTGTTAGTTGCTTGCGGGCGTAAGCACCGCCCGAAACTTCTGTACCACCACCTGCATCAGATGGGGTAGCAGTAAATAAGGCGAGATAAACACTTGCCGGACTTGCAAATGTTCCACCTCGTAGAACATAATCAATAAATTTTCCTTCCAAATAATCGGACATAATATTGACACTCATTATAGCTCCATTTCTTTTTGATTCTCATCAAAAATTTGTGATTTTTTTAATTTGTTTTTTCTTCCTCGCTCTACAGAAGCTAAACCTATTTTTATTTTTGCTTCTTCTGTATGCTTATAGCCAGTATGCCCTTTATTAGCAATACTTAATTTAAGCTTTTGCTCTTCAGACATCGGTTTTCCTTTATTATGGGCAACTTGCCCTTTTACAAAACCATACTCTTTTTCCGAGTGAGCTTTTTTCTGAGATTCTGACATTTTCATTTTTTGTTCTTCCGATAAAGGTATTCCAGCACGAAATTGTCTCAAAAACTCTTTTTGTTCTTCGGACATCTTATGCTTACTATTGGCTTCGCCTATCTTACGTTTATGCTCTTGAGATAAAGCTCTGCCTTTTGTCGGGCACAAAGCATCTATTGCAATATTATACTCTGGTTTATAGTAATCTAAATATACCTGCTCATACATTACTGTATTCTCTTTATCGCATATTAAAAGTATTGAAAAGTCGAATGCCTCTGCACCATATTTTTCCCATGCTCTTTGAAAAGCAATGTTATGGCTTTTATTACGATTTAAATACCATTTATGCGTAACCCATCTTTTATATATGTCAATAGAGCTACCGATATAAGAATGCTCATTTATTTTGTTTGTTATTTTATAAACACCAGATATAATTTCTCTCATATTACTTCCCATAGTAATATCCTAATTATGTAATGAGCGAAAGACGTTTAGGATTACGCTTTTCGGGCTGCAGACCCTATTCGGGTTCGCCATTAGGTTTGCTACTTCTCTTTTTACGCTCAACCCTAATGTTGTTGAGTTCTGCAACCTTCTTATATTCTTCTAGTTCAGACCTTAATTCATTAATTTCCACTTGCATTTCTAAAATTTTCTTATCTTTAATATCTAGCAAATCTTTAAGGGCATCGGTTTGTTCCAAAAGGATGCCTACCTGCTTTTCAAGTTCAGCAATTACCAAGGACTTTTTATTATTATCGCCCTCTAAGCAAAGAATTTTTTGTCTATTAGCTTCTATAGCCGTTTTTAAATCAAAAATATCAGAATCCTTAATTAGCAATGCTTTTCTTAAGGAATCCACACTGTCAGACAGCGTATCATTATAACCCCTCATATCATTGATTTGTTCTCTATACGGGTCTATTAGTGCGATGGCAACTTCGCTAGCGGTTTTTTCTGCTTCAATCTTCTTATTCGGAGCCTCGGCTTTATCTTTTTTATTTTGTAACAACAAGGCACCAACTTGAATAATAAGTGCACCACCAAGCCCAGTAACTATGCTAATTATGACATTATTATCTAACAATAAGCGTGACACCATTCCAACCTCATCAATCAACATCTTTATTCTCCATCTTGGTTTTATTTTTTAAAAATATGTCCCGCCCCAACTTATATATTTCAATAATTAGCCATGTACTTGTAGAATGAAATCCAACTAATGGGCTCCAAAAAGATAAAGTTTTGCTATCAATAAATCCGAATAGTTGTAACGAGAAATAGACAAATATATGCACCATAAGAATAATTGGAGGTATCATTGTTAAAATTTGCTTTTTAAATTTCGTATTCCGTATAAGCAAAATAATAGAAACACATAGCGCAAATATAATATTTATAATGCGCACTACGTCTGAAATCTCCACATTTCCACCTCCTTTTATTTAAAATTTACTGATTTTATAAATCTGACAACATTTGGTTAACAACAAGATTAACACCAGCTTGATTCCAGCCGTGGTAGCTTTCATTTTAGCGTAGTCATTGATGCCTTGATGTTTGCTGATATCAATTCCAAATGGTAGTGTCATTTAATATTCTCCTATAACCAATAGCCCCAGATTTCTATGATTGCGTCCAATGTTCCCGAACCGCTGGCAACAATCTGATAATAGACGTCACCATTTGCGTCGCACGGGACTATTCCATTAGCGGAAACATAGACATCGTTTGCTACACCTTGCAAATAGCACTGCATAGCCACACTGTTGGCAGTACTGTTCGGTGACAAACCCAATTGGCAATATCCAGACGAACTTCCGGAATCTCTTGCTGTCAGTCTAACGAAAATGCCTTTAATTCCAGCCGGAGCACCAAACACGCTTGACAAGTCAATTAGTGTCTTTGCGGTCGTGCTGAAGCTATCGCCATCCCAAGCCGTTGACGTGAGAGGGGTGGTCAGAAATACTGGTCTGCCAAAGCCAGTCGAGTCAATTCCGTCCAACTTGTCAGAATCCGCCGCTTTGCCTCCAATTGGTAAGTATGTCCCGCTATGATTGTGTGTAGACAAAGAAAAATTCGATGCGGAATACCCAGAATCTACTATTCCATCAGTGGAATTTATTGAAACTAAATTATCTGTTACTCCATGCTCAATTCTTACTTCACTAGAACCATCCACCTTACCAGATGAAGCCGTTGCCCTACCATATTTATCATATGTTGTGCCCTTGTATGTTCCAGCAGTTATCCCAGAATCTCCCAACATAAGATTATTACTTACATCTTTATTTAGGGTAGAGTCAAACTTAATAGACTCTGCTCCTATTTTTCCACCAGATAAAACTATACTACTTGCAACTGGTTGATTCGAACTTCCAATTGCAATTAGGCTGTCTATAGCCCCGCTTATTTTATAGTCACTTAGATTAATTCCTCCGGTAGCATACCAAGAAAACCCATCATAAACTAGCAATATTTTTCTAGTTGGGATTAAATCTCCTGGCTCTAATTGAATTGCGACACCATCTACATCTATTTTATACATAGTTTTATTACCAAGACTATTGATATTTAAGTATGGATTGCCGGTATTTACATCATCTGGCTCTAAATATATAATCATTCCACTTGAAAGGCTAGTTAATCCACTAACTGTAGCGGTATA